GTTTCGTCGTCTTCTATGTCGTGATCTGCACCCCATATTAATTCTGTTTGACAATGCCAACAATTCATCCGCCCCAACTATCTCCTAAATCAACATCAACTTTTGATGGTACTTCTAATTTAACACAAGTTTCCATAACTTCTTTAACCTCATTTGCTTGCTTCTCATTTTGTACAGAACAATCTAATTCATCGTGTACTTGAATAAGTGGAATGATACCTAAATTTTCATAGACGTCAACCATAGCTTTCTTAGTTTGATCCGCAGCTGAACCCTGTATTAATCTATTAAGAGCCTTATATGTGCCGTATCTTTTAATAGCTTCCCCGTATTCAACCTTAGCTTGATTCAATGGTAATGGTTTATGTACTCCCCATTGTGTAGGTTCCCATAAATCAAAACGACATTTACGACCAAGTAATGTACGAATAACACCTTTTGAATTAGCACGATTCATTACTGCCTCTAGCATTCCTTGCATAAAAGGAACCTTTTTTCTAAAGTCTGTTAACATCGCTTTTGCTTCTTGGGGCTCTAGATCTAACTCACGAGCTAATTTATTATATCCCATTCCGTACATCACACCTAATCCAATAGTCTTCGCAAGGCGTCTCTCGCATCCTGCCATGTCTGCTGTTTGTTGGTGAAAGTCGAGGTCTTTTTTATGATATGCTTCCTGTACTTCCCTAGAACCGGGCTGTTCGACAAGGCACGCCCAGTGCGTGAGTAATCTTGGTTCTTGTTGTGAGTAGTCCGCTTTAAGCCAGTATTGACCTGCCTCCGGAATAAATAATTTCCTAATCTCCGTAGCAAACTGACCCCTGCTTGGGACCTGTTGTAAGTTTGGGTGATTATAAGAAAACCTACCAGACACAGTACCACCAGTGTCGGACCGTATTTGATTGATGTGAGCATGTATTCTACCCTCCTCTGTGTAATTCATTAGCCCATGCAAGAATGTACCTCTTAACTTATTTAATTCACGTGCTTGCATAATTAATCTTGGCAGCTCATGTGGGTGATCTGTCAAAAACATTTTAGTAAATGATGGTGCATTAGTTTTATCTGTTCTTTCATATGGTAAATTTAAAGCATCAAATGCTTTCGCGATAGATGCTGCAGCCCATATTTCTATATTAAGATTAGTTAAATCTTTAATGCGCTTCATTAATTTCTTTTCTTTATTGTGAAATTTCTTATTTAATTCAATACATTTATAGGTATCAAAACGAACTCCACGTGATGTCATTTGAAAAATAACTTTAATAAGCTTACATTCTACATCATAAACTGTTGTAAGATTATCCTTAACAATCTCCCATGATAATTTTTCATGTAATTTATATGTTAAATCAGCATCTGCTTCCGCATATTCACCAACAAACTCTGCTGGTAATTTATACATTTCAGATTTTGGATCTACGCCAAATGCATCCGCTGCTTCTTTAAGTTTTTGTTCATTTTTAAATTCACCTAGATACTCATGAACAATACTATTAAGTGTATATGAATATCTATTCTCATCTATGAGAGCAGCAGCTACCATAGTATCGTGAATCCTTCCTCTTACATTTATACCTAGAGTAGAAAGCCATCCAATATCATATTGTGCATTATGAAATACTTTCTCAATTGCATCATTATCACAAATAGATTTGATGTATTTTATAACTTTCTTTTCATCCATATTACCACCACCATCGTGAGCAATAGGGTAATAAGCTTTAAAAGAAGCGGTAGCTATTGCGATACCAATAACTTTTCCTCTTTTAATTGGCCACCCTGGGCCGTGTTTCACGAGCTCTGGATCACAAGTCTCCAAGTCGATAGCCACACGTCCTTCTATATGTGGAAATTCTGTGGGTGCTACCCAATGCGATGTTACTTGCTTAAAAAGATCCTGAGTCATTAATTTCTCCTGCTATTGCTGCATAACCACACATATCAATGAAGTTATCTATATTACTTTTCTTACCTTGAGTATTTCTTGATATCTTCATTAATACCATCATCAATGCTACATCCTCAGCTGTAATATCAGCCATTGGTTGTAATTTTTTATCAAGATATATATTCCAAAACTCTGCAATTTCTGCATGATTCCGATACGCATCTCCATGTGTATCATTCCTATCACCAGTGATAAGTTCTTTTGCTTGTCTAAGTATTTCTTCTTTGGTCATATTATAAACCCTCCTTCTCTTTGCGGTTGTACTATATGTAGTTGGTTACGAGCGCGTGTAGCCCCTACATAAAATACACGGCATTCATCATCTGAATCTTTTTCCATTGCTTCTTGTGACTTCCTCGATAAGTCTGTAAGCAACATAACATTATCTGCTTCCCCTCCTTTCGCTCCGTGAATAGTACTAAGATGTATTTGTGGGTCTTTTGATATACTTCCTCTCATTTCTATTGCACGTAAATATTCTTTATCTCTATTTCCTACTTTATCAAACGCTACATCCCATGGTCTACCTGCCATCAGTAATCCATGATGCATAACTAACTCTTCTAATTCATATTCTTCTTTATCTGCCATTCTTAAATTCTTATGTCCTCTTTCTATACCAATTTGAGAAGACATGTAAGAGTAAATATTTTTTATATCCACAAGTGGAACTATTTCTTCTCTATTTAATTTCTTCCAAGCTTCGACAGCGTTTAATAATTTAGTTGATACAGGTAATTTATTATTTCTTTTGTATAACATTCCTTGTAATCTTATATCGCGCTCTATTTCATCAAGCATATAATTAGTTCTAGCAAGTACTAACCAACTGCCCGGTTCTCTTAAATCAACTCCTTCGGGATAATTATGATATTGAACAAAACCACTCTTATCTGTACCTTGCCATTTTTTAGGTATACGATTTCTTACACGTCCAATTATTCTTTGTGAGCAATTTTGTATAACTTTAGAACATCTATATGATTGTTGTAATACTTCTCTCTTACCATTTAATCTAATAAGATGATCTACATCTGCACCAGCCCAACGATATATTGCCTGATCATCATCACCACTTACATATATTTTTTTAACAGGATCTTGTGTAATTTTATGAAGCATTCTCCATTGCAATTTACATAAGTCTTGTGCTTCATCTATAAAAACTACATCTAATTTAGGCACTGGACCAGACTCTAAATATAGTTCGATCATATCTGTAAAATCAAATATTTCTTTTTTCTTTTTAAATTCTTCAAGTGATCGTTGAGCTCTAAGTAATGCATGCCATGATACATCTTGTAAATTAGAATGATTATAATGATGCTCTAATTCCATACATTTCATTCTTGATAAATTAACCTCATTTATCAACATGTTATCTGTTGTAAATACACCTCCAGAATCAGCACCGTCTGTCACAGATCCTAGATCCATACCAAATGATTGTGCAAATTCTTTATAATTATCACGTGACATAACTTCTGCTTTAGTTAAACCTAATTGATGAAATGCAAATGAATGTAATGTTCTAAAATATGGTAGATGCTGTTCTTCTAAATCAAACTTCTTCATTGCCCGGTCACGTGCCTCGGTTGCTGCTTTCTTAGTAAAGGC